GAAGCTAATTTAGCATCATCAGCTATCACTAGTCCCAGTGGAAATAAGAAAGCAGAAGTAACTGATGCCCAATTTCTCTACCATGATGGGATAAGACAAAGGATGTGGGTTGATGCATATCGTGTTAAAACATGTAGTCCAAACGGTGCCGCTAATGTCACAATTGATAACGACACAGTTTCGTTGATGGGACCTACAGTAGAATTACGTGATTATAACAGACAAAGAATATGGACTGATAGTTCAGCATCACAGATGTTCGCTCCAAGTGGTTATAACTACATGAAAGTTAATAACTCATACGCACGAATAAGGGGGCAAGAAGTTAAGCTGTATGACCATGCTAGGCAAAGAATATGGCTTGATGGTACAGTGTCTAAAATGGTGGCACCTAATTCGATCGATTATATAGAAACCTCTAATACAGTCAACACGTTGAAGGCTAGTTATAATTATATAAGAGACCACTCTCGTGTAAGGATACAAACTGACGCTTCATGCACAAGAGCGGTGGCGCCTAATGGAACTAGCAAATTATATGTTGACAATAACAGCACGTATCTAATGGGACCAGCGGTTTCACTTTACGACTATTATAGACAAAGAATATACGCAAATTCTAGTGAAGCTAAAATGGTATCACCAAACGGTAATAATTATGTAGTGATTTGTAATAATCAGATAAAGACTAGAGCTCAATACGGTGGTCTTTATGATACTTCTAGGTCGCGATACTATTATGATAGTAGTGGTTCGAAAATGACTGGTCCCGATGGTGCGTCTTACGTAGAAGTAAAAAGTGACACAATAAATCAGAAGGCTAAATACATGTATCTCAAAGACAACGTTAGAGATAGATTATTCTTTACTTACGCCAGAACTCGCATGGCTAGTCCGAACGGTAATACTTACTTCGATATTAAAGATGGCGAAGGTATTCTACAAGGGGGTTATCTTAGACCGTACGAAGATATGGGTGCGAATCTTGGACACCCTGGCTATAGATGGCGTGAATTTTTCGCTGTTTATTCGTATGCAAGTTCATCAGACAGGCGTCTAAAACGAGATATCGAAGACTTAACCGAAACAGAGTTAAAAGCATTCAGCAAGTTAAGACCTGTTACATTTGATAGAAAAGATGACAAAACGGATGCGAAATGTATCGGATTCATTGCACAGGAGGTTGAAGCAACCTTTGCGGAATATGGATTAAGAGCAAGAGATTATTATTTCTTAGACTACCACGAGAAAGACGAAGAGACAGATGGAAAAACAATCTATGATGAATACGGCATAGACGATGTTTACGGTATAGCCTATTCTGAGTTCATAGCTTTAAACCTTGCATATAGTCAAATGTTAGAAAAGAAACTTGATGCAATTGATTCAAGACTACAAGCTATTGAAGATAAGAAGACAATATGGCAAACCATCTGTAGCTGGTTCAAGCGGAAGGCTATTGAAGATAAGAAAACGAAGGCTAGGGGGTAATTATGACTATAGCACAAGATATATTAGATGAGTCGAGAGGTTTAATAGATGAATTGAACATAGGTGGGGTTAAAATCCCATCTACCGATTCAGACATGCAAGCTTTAGAATATAACGGAATTTCTTATATTAACGGTGCATTAAAAGAAGTGTACAAGAGAGCGCAAAATATAGGTGAGTTTGGAATCGACAATACAGGCGCAACAAGTAATGATATTTATACTATTTATACATTGCCTGATGATTTCGGATCAATTGACGAGGTTATTAATTTAAGTGTAGGACAAGTATTAAAATATAAGCTTGTAGGTTACAACAAATTATACGTTTGCAATAGTTACTCAGGAATCGCAACGGTTATTTACAATAAAATACCTACAAAGATTACTTTAGCAACAGATACGGTAATCTTACCTAATCCAATTGCGTATGAATTTGTAGTTAACTATGTAGCTGCTAGGATGGCAACTACTGAAAACCCTCAGCTTGTAAATTATTTTGAAGGTAAAGCAGCCGAATTGTATCAAGAAGCAAAACAAATAAGTCCTGCTAAAGAAGAGGATATTATAGATGTTAATTTCGGAGGTTATTATGGCTAGAATGAATGTAGCAAAAGAGCCTAAACCTATTGAAATAGATAAATGGTTCGGTATTAATGAAGCTGTAGGAGAAACACAGATTAAACCTGGTGAATGGGTAAAGGGTTTTAACTTTAGAGTTACAAAGAACATGAAAGCACAGAAAAGACCAGGGCATCATACTTTTATAAACTTTGAAGCTGCAGGAAATGCACAAGGTCTATGGCAAGGTGTACTTGATGGTAAAAACATCATGCTAGTGTGTTGGAACGGTAATATATACGAATATAATATGACTGTATCAACCGCAAAGACGCTTCTAAGCGAACTTATCGCAGACGGAGTAGTAACAATAGTCGGACGTATAACAGATGTTAAAACTGATATATTCTGGTTTAATAGCAAGGTTTACTTCCTGAACGGTACAGATTATAATGAGTATGACGGTACAACTTATCAAGATGTAGAACCTTATATACCTACAATAGCAATTAACGCACCTCCTAGTGGCGGTGGTACTCTATTTGAAGAGGCAAATCTGTTAACGGGTAAAAAATCACAAACATTTATAGGTGATGGAACTACATCATATCAATTAGCGGAAACGAATATAGATGCTGATTTATTAACTGGATCGGTTGATGGTGTTCGAAAGGTAGAAAATACTGATTTTACAGTAAATAGAACGACAGGTAAAGTTACTTGGTCGTCAGGACCTCCTAATCTTTCGTCAGTTGAATTAACATGGACTAAAGTAATAGCGGGTAATGATCTGTTAGTTAAAAATCATAAATACGCTGTACAATTCGGTGTAAATAATGATACTAACCTATTCATATTTGGTAATGTTAACGAGAAGCATGTGTTTAGATACTCAGGAATCAATAAAGCGGGCTATTTCCCTGCTAACTCATTTGTGGGTGTTGGTAGTGATGAATTTGCAATCACAGCTTTACAACCTCAATATCAATCATTGTTAGTATTTAAGGAAAACTCAACCAAGATAGTTGACCCAACTTCTAATCCTAACTTTGCAGACAACACAGGCTTAAACCCTTTTAATTTCGGGTACAGAGCGTTAAATGATTCTATTGGTAACTCAGCACCTAATATGGTTCAATTAATCACTGATAAGCCAGTAAGCCTTGATGGTGTATCTATGAGGCTGTGGGCAAGTACAACAAGTGTAAGAGATGAAAGAGAACCTGAGATAATTAGCGATAGACTTAAACTAAGCTTACAAGTATTAAACCTAGCCAATGCGGTAACCTTTGATTATGAGTTCCAAAAGGAATTATGGATTAATGTAGATGATATAGTTTACATTTGGAACTATGGTAACAACACAATGTACAAGTATTCAAACATAAGAGCCACAGAGTTTATCGACATAGACGGTGATATCTATTATACAGCGAACGGAACAGTAGAACATGTTAGCGAAAATTTTGTCGCTGATGGCGAAGTGTTAGGCGATGCAATACCATGTAAAATATACGGTGGGTTTTCAGACTTTAATTCACTAGAATGGCGCAAAATGATGCGTGATGAATGGTTAGCAATTGCAGCTGATAGTAGAACCTCTGTAAAGATAGGTTTCTTAACTGATAAAATCAACGAAGATGATGTTAAATTCAAAACAGTAGAATATAAAACAACGGATTTCAACAACGTAGACTTTAACGACTTCTCATTTTTAACTAACCTTAATCCACAACCTAATAGATTGAAACTAAAGGTTAAGAAATGGACGTACATTCAGTATGTTATGGAGAATAACACTAACAACGAAACTTTAACAATCCTTAAATTGCTAATGAAAGCAATGTTACAAGGACATAGTAAGTAAGGGGGAACCATGGCTAAAAAAATATTAACACAAGCAGCTTATGCTACTGATAACATTCAGAATCAAGCCGATCAAGTAAAAGGTCAAGCTACTGCTTTAAAAAAAGCATTTGACCAAACTGGCATAGATGCTAAAACTTATACCAATTCGACTCAATTAGTTGAGTTACAATCTGAAACACCTAATGATGCAGGAGCGAATGCAATAGGTGCTGAAGGTACATTCGGTACTAACAATGTAGGTGATGAACTAAAAGCGGCTAAAGCGCTTATTGATAACCCTACAAATGTATTAGCACTTGATAACACTACACCTTACACACCTAGCGGAGATTATAACCCATCTACTAAAAAGTATGCTGATGATCTAGCAATTGCTGGTATGCCTTTGTATAATCCGTTTGAGTTTTATCAAGTTAACGGTGACGGAACAGGAACAAAAGGAAGTAACTTGCCTAATGATAACGCAAGAGACATAGCAAGGTTAGAACTAGCAGTAAGAAAAAACGGGATCGTATCAGGTCAATATGTCAATAAATACTTTGAAAGTCCTGAAGTTCGTACAATTGATTCAGTAGGGTTAATAGATTTTGGTAAAACTTACTCAGCAACAGTTAATACAGGCACAAATACTCTTGTTGTAGATTCATTATTAGTTGACAAAGATGGTGGAACACCAACACTATTATCAGATTGTTTTGAGTTAAAAGAACAGATTACGCTACAAGATGGTACATCAAAAGAAAACTTAATCATAAGCGGTATTGATGATGGTACTAAGACATTAACATTCACAACTAACATTGTAGGTACATACTCAGGCGGTGCTAATGCATACCGTAGTAACATGGTTGTTAATGGTAGCGTGTGGAACTTTGGAGCATATAGCGCACAAACTACATTTGACCATACTACACCAGTACAAGTTGTTAATCAAGCTTATTCTACACAGGGCAATGGCGGAAGGAAAGTTGTTGTATTAGATAATGGGTGGATAATAACTGCATTGTTTGATAGTTCCGTTAATAATTTAAGGGTTTATAAATCAGAGAATGAGGGAGATACTTTTACATTGTTGACTAGCTATGGCTATGGTCAAGCGTTTGACATTGCTATGGTATCAGAAGGTACTAATGTATATATTGCAATTCAGCCCAATGCCGCTACAACAAGTAATGTGTATTTTGAGTTTGATGCTGAAACGGTTGGGTCTGCAATAGCGCCAGTTGGTAATCTAGATACAGGTCAAAGCGAAATGAAATTCGGAATATCTTTAGCAATATCAGACGATAACACAAAAATTACTGCAACATGGTCATCAAAAAATTCAAGTTATCCAAATTCATTCAACATACGAGCGGTTCAGGGGAGTATATCAAATGGCAGTGTTTCATGGGCAAGCGTAGTCCAAACAAATACTTTAAATACTGTCGGACGGAATCATACGACACCTGTAGCAGTGTATGTAAATGGATTAGCTACAATTACACATAAATATGAAATTGATGGATCACTTAGTCAAATACTATTTAGAACTAGTCCAGACTGGGGTACTATTAAAACTATTTATAACGGTGGTTCTCACACCCAATCAAACCCATCATTAACCTTTATACCATCATCAGTAGCAACTAAAATTAATGCTAGTTATACAAGTGGGTTGTTGGTTTGCGCATGGCATGGGAGTGACTCCACTTACCCATCGGTTGATAATATTAGATGCAAAGCTTCAAGTGATAATGGTGTTAATTGGTTTGATTTTGGAGTAACTAATGAGTTAATAACAGCACAAAATATCGCTTCTCAAAAAGAAACATCGATATCTTGGAACAATGACGGCGATGTATTTATCGTATGGAGTGGAATAGTTGGAGGTGCATATAACATAAGGTTAATTGAAAGAAATGTATCTACTGGGTATGGTTCTATACAAGAAGTAACATCACAAACTGCAAATAATATAAGACATCCTAACTCATGCGATAATTTCCATGATTTTAATAATCCTTTAACCATATACCAAGATGCAGTTGATAGTGACGTTAAATTCTACGGTAAATGGACGGCAGGAACAGAAATAGCAGTAACAGAAATAGATACACGTATTAAAATGAGTCAATCAGATCCTATAACGTCTGTATTCTCATATCTAAGAACAAAAGAACAAGCAAATCTAGCAATAGGCGCTGAAGCTAGTATTGTAGCAACTGCATCAGATGAAAGTTACAACGCTATGACGTTAGACGATACAATTGATTTAGGGAACGTTACAGAGTATTCACATGTAATTGCTGAATCTATTAACCAAAAGGTAACAGTTAAGTACACTATGACAAGAGCATCAACGACTGATGTTATTGAAATCAATGACTTTGTAGGCTTTGTGGGGGTATAATATGAAGAAGAAAACAGGTAAAGTATGGACGGATGCACATGAAATATGTGGTAAACCAACAGAAAAGACACCAATGGAATGTAAAATCGAAGAACTTGAGAAGATGGTTGCTCATAACTACATTTACCAAATGCAATCGAGTGGAATTATAAGAAAAGGAGAGTAATATGGCTGCCGAACAAATAAAACTAGGGTTAAAATACAACTTATACACCTTATCACAACTTAATGACTGGGTTGCCGGTTACGGAGTTAACTCGGGATTAGACAAAATTAGAGATTTAGGTCACATTACACAAGACGAAGCTGACGAACTCAAAGTATTAATCGATGCTAAGATCATAGAATTGAGTAAGTAATGGTTGAAACTATAGTAATATTCGGGTTACTTACAATCGCATTATGTTTACTGTGGGTTAGATGGTACATGAACATCATAGTTAGTGAGGAAGGGAAGAAGGATAAAACCTATTCCCTCTTTACTAAAATTAACAATATAGTCCTAAATAATGACGATACAACCGCTAAAACAACAAAATTCAAGATAGATAAGAGGTTAAAGGCTTCAATTATAGCTTTATTCCTCATAATTCTACTTGTATCAACATTTATTGCATTTATAGACCAATCGCACAAGATTGACGTAAACCATTGTACATACGAAGAATTAACCGAATTATACGGTGTGGGAGAAATTAGGGCAAACCTAATTATAGACAATAGACCATACCATGATAAAGATCAGTTATTAGACTTAATAGGTGAACAGCTGTATAATAATATTAAAGATAGAATAATTGCTAAGGAGGACTCATGATTAGAATAAACCTTCAACATTTTGCGCAGGTTATTGATGCGCAAGGTAATACCATAGAAGAAAAGAAAAAACCAAAAAAAACAGTTCCTAGATTACCTGCCGCATCAGCGCCAAAGCCAGCAACACCACAAGTTACAGCGCAACCACAAGTACAAACCCTTGACCCTGTAGGTGCTGGTAATAATCAAATGCCTGACTTTTTGAAAATGGATGATGCACAAAGAGCAGAACAACAGAGAAGAAGATCTGTAATAGAATCAAGAGAACAACAAACACCTACCGTTTCTACTCCAACTACTCCTAGTGGTCCGACAGCTGACGAACTTAACGCACAGTTGATTGCAGCTAACAGAAAAAAAGCTATTGATTCTTTAAATAGACAATTTGATTTATCACAAGGAAGATTAGACCAAGAAGAATCGGCAATAGCCGGAAATTTTAGAACTAAAGAAAGTCAAGTAAGAACTAAAGATACATTAGCAAGAGCAGGCAAAAGTAAATTCTTAGATATTGGCGGTTTAGGTCAAGCAGGACAAGTTGGTCAATCTGCTACCGCTCAGAATGTTATTACCCAAGGCGCTATAAGCGGACTTAATCAACAAGAACTTGCACAAAGAGCAGATATTGAACGTAGAAGAACAGAATTACAGTCTTTAAGAGACCAAGGTATAGCTGATATCAACACCGAAATAGAAATACAACAGATTGAATCACAGTTAAGAAGTGTTGAAGCACAAGCAGAATACGAACGTGAAAAAGCTGTATTAGCAGAATCAAGAGAATATGCTGATTACTTACGTCAAGTAGAAAATGCAGACGCTAGAGACATGAAGTTATTTGAACAAGAACTTGTCGAACGTAATAAATCTATTGATTTCGAAATAGCCGAAGCTAAAGCATCTAACAATTTCGTACGCGAACAAGAATTAACACAACAGAAAGCTGCTAACGATCTTCAATTAGAAGGTATCAGACAAGCAGGCAAACTTCAATTAGAAGGTGCTAGAAGCTCTAACACTCTAAGAGAAATAGGTGCTAGAGGGGCGCAAAGCAGAGCAACCGCAGCTTTTAAAGATACACTAAGACAAGAAGAAGTATCTGGCCCAAGTCAATCTACAATTGATTCAGGCATTAACAACGCACTACAACAACAATACGGTAGTCAACTCGAATTGGCTAGTCCTCAGGATATAAAAAGAACAACTTTAGAGTACATTACTAGCAATGCCGATGTATTTGCAAATGATATAGGTTTACTAAGAGATACACTTATTAGAAGTAATATATCTGAAAGCGAACTTGAAGAATACGAAGATTTTAGAGAACGAGCATTACAAAACCAAATTGAATTTGAAAGTCCATTTAGATAGGGGGATTTATGGGTAGATTATCAAGCCTTTTAACAGGTAAACCACAATTTAAAGAATTTAAATCTCCTAGTGAGTTGGCACAAGCAAAGAAACCTGAAACTATTACAAGTGGTATTAGACAATCTTTAGATCAAGCTATTACTTCACCTAAACTATCAACTTTATTAAAAACCGAAACTGTTACTCCTGATTTAGAAAGCGTTAAACCATTGCCAACCGCACCTGCTTATGTAGGTGGACGAGGTAAAAGAGGTAGTAATAGTCCTAATATTACTACTAGAGCAGGTAGAGCAAAATTACAATCGCAAGAATTGCAGAAGGAGCAACGTCAAAGAGCATCAGAAGTAAAAGCTAAAGAAACGCAGAGAAAAAAGACATTGTTAGGTGCAGAAGAAAGACTCGAGAATCTTTTATCTGAAACTAGAAAAATAGAAGAGAGTCCAGAACCTGACGCAACAGCACAAACTAGATTAACTGAGGATATACTAGCAACTAGAAACCTTATAACTGCTAATCAACATGGTTTTAAATCAGGATTACGTGAAAGTGTATTTTTACAACCTACTGCTAAGTTTGGCGCACAACAAGCAACACCCGAGAGAGCTGAAGCATCACAACAAGCATTAGAAACTGCTAAAACTCAAAAGGGGTTTGGTACTGGTAGGGTTGTTGGTGAACTAGGCAAGCAAGCGGTATTATACGCTACAGTAGGTGCAGCACTTAAAGGCACTGAACTTGGTCAAGCATTATCGACTCAACTAGGTAATAAGTTTGGTAAAGCTGGTACATTTGCAGCAGATCAATTGGTTGATTTATTTGTAGATACAGTTATACAGACTCCACAAGAACTAAAAAGAGGTGATACACTAGGTAAAATCGGTATAAATCGTCTTATTGATATTGGTATGAACTTAGGTATGGGTGTAGGTGGGGAGTTCCTCAAAAGCTTAAAAACTGCTGATAGTGCAGGATTCGAAAAGGCAGTTAGTGCTTTAACTCCTGAAGAAGCTTCGAAGGTTAGAAGTGCTTTAGGTGCTGATTTGCAAGTGCCTTCTACACTTAAAACAGATGTGCCACAAATACAAGCTTTAAAAGGTTCTGGAGTTTCTACACAACCGCAATTAGGACCAACTAGACAAACTTTATCAACAGTTGTGGATAAACCTGTTAGTAAAACACCGTTAACTGATATATTAAGAAATCAAGAAACAAAAACAATAGCTGCTGGAATAGACGACCAAGGGTTTAAACTTAATATACCAATTGAAGAACAAAAATTAAGAAGGACGATTGATAACTCATTAATGAGATCTAACTTGCCTGATGAAGTTAAAAGTTTCTTTGATGATAATCCTCAAACTTATAAAGCTATAACTAACGAAGATACTTGGAATAAAGCATTTGATAAAGTTAATAGTAATCCTAACGAAGCATTAGACAAATTATATTCAAAAGAAGCTTTGGAAAGTGCGGATGATACAGCAGAAACAATTGCATTACTACACAATTTATCTAAAACTGGCAATATTGAAGGTGCTATTGATTTGGCAACTAATTTTGCTAACAAAGGAACACAAGGCGGACGAGCAATACAAGCTATTTCTATGCTTGCTAAAACAACACCAGAAGGCAAACTCGTTGATGCTGTTAAAGTTATCGAAGGTATAAAAAAGGATTTAATAGAAAACTTCCCAGATGCATATAAAGCTTTAGAAGCACAAGGGAAATTACCCGAGATAACACCAGAAGATTTTCAATTCATAAAAGAAACTATGGAAAAAGCGCAGGATTTAACAGGTAGACCTAGAGATATCGAAATAGCAAAGGTAGATCAATTAATAACCGACAAAATACCCGTTAGCATGGGAGATAAAATAAGAGCGCTAAGAAATTTGTCTTTACTTGGTAATGTAAAAACAACTCTCACTAGAAATCCATTAGGTAATGTTATATTTGGTGGATTAGAAAATATTGCTCAAATACCAAGTGGTATAACTGATGCTATGGTATCTAAAATATTAAAGACGGGTAGACAAACCTCTGTTATACCTAACATAGTTGATCAATTAAAGGGATTTGGAAAGGGTGCAAAAGAATCAATAGAAGATATTAGACTTAATATAGATACATCACCTACTAGAGGTGGTATAGAACTTCCTAGAAGTAGAAAAGTGTTCGAAATAAGTTGGTTAAATAAAGCTAATAACTGGCTTGGTGATGCTTTAAAACTAGGTGATAGACCTTTCTATCAAGCTGCATATGATTCGAGATTAGGAGAACTTAAAAGGCTTGGTGTTAAAGGTACAGAAGAAGAACTTGATAAATTAGCACAAGAATTTGCATTACAAAGAGTATTCCAAAACCAAGGTACTGCAGCTGATGTTTTATCTACTGTTAAAAGAGGTATGAATAAAGCTAAAGTACCTGGTATTGATTACGGTTTAGGTGATATAGCAATGCCGTATACTCAAACTCCTGCTAACATTTTAGAAAAAGGGTTAGAATATACACCTTTAAATTTAATTAATATAGGTGCTAAAATCGGTGCTAGTGGTGTTGAATCTATTGGTAAAAAGATAGGGAACCCTAATCTTATAAAAGCAGGTAAATACGGTGTTAAAAACAATCAAAAGGCATTTACTGATGCTGTTGGTAGAATGTTTACAGGCACAGGTATAGCAGCGTTAGGCTACTCACTTGCTAAAAATGGTTATATCACTGGCAAGAGTCAAACAAAAGGCAAAGAGCGTGCATTAGAAAGACAACTTGGCGATCAACAATATTCTATTAAAATAGGTGATACGTGGCATTCTTACGATTGGGCGCAACCCGCAGCAATACCACTTGCAATCGGTGCTGATTTTTACAATGCAGGACTTAAAGAAGATGAGTTTTTGGAGAAAATTAAAAAAGGTACAGTATCAGGTGGGGATACATTATTCGAACAATCGTTGTTAAGAGGTATTACAAACTTATTTGGCGGTCAATACGGTACACCTACTGAAGGTGTTGTTGAAACTATAACTAATTCACCTACTCAATTCGTTCCTACACTTTCAGGACAAATAGGACAGTTTACCGATCCTGTTAAACGTGAGATTGATTATAGTAACGTTGGAGAAATTATACAACGTAAAATACCCACTACACGTAAAAAGTTATTACCTCAACTTGATATGTTTGGTCAACCAGTAAAAGAACAAGATGATAGAAAAGGTTTAGAAAGATTCTTTGATGTCTTTATTAACCCATCACGCAAACAAAAAGTTACAGATGACCCTACTATACTAGAAATACAAAGACTATTTGAATCTGTTGGAGAAACTGGTGTAATACCTAGCAGATTGCCAAATTCTATAAAAGATGATAAAATTATGGTGAGAAGATTTAAAGAAACATTTGGACAAGCGGTTAAAACGGAATTAGATAATTGGTTCGCTTCTGACACTTATATAGATACAGATGACGAAACTAGAGCTAAGTTAACAGAAAAGCTGATTAATCGTATTTATGACCAAACAAAAGACGAATTAGGATTGTAGGTGATTAGATGTTTAAAGTTACACTTGTTATAATTTCGTACGTTGCAGTACCTTTTTTTACAGCAGCATTCATAGGGTACGCGTGCATGTTCTGGAATGCAGTTTCAGAGAGGGTACAAAAACGGAGGGCAAAACATGAGTAGTACAACAATAATAGCTTTAGTGACAGGGAGCTTAACAATAATAGTAGGATTGGTTGGCATAGTGTATGCAAAATTGAATAGTGATACAGACAAGAATACTGAAGAAATAAAGAGGATTAAAGACGAGTATGTTAAAAAAGAGGATTATAATCGTCAAACTGATAAATTAGACGCAAAACTCGATAAAATCCTAGATATATTAATGGGAGGTCATCGTGAAAGGTAAAATAATAATATTAGTTATATTTACCGTTTTAATATCAACAACTACTGGGGTGGTGTTATACCGCCCTGATATTCACACGGCAACCATAGAAGAATTACAAGAAATAGACGGTATAGGCGAGTACTACTCACAAGAGATATATTCATATCTACAACTTAATAAAACCGCTAGAATTGAAGGTTTAGACGATATAAGGTATATTGGAGATAGTATCATAAGTAAGCTAAGGAGGTATTACAGATGATTAAGTTAATGGAAGATGTAAGAGTAACAAAAAACTTTACCTTAGATGAGTTTGCCAACCATTTATCGGGTGGAACTTATTTAAAGATTGACTTAGATTTAATTTATAAGTTACAAGAAATTAGAAACATTGTAGGACCAACAGAAATCACAAGTGGATATAGGACACCTAGTTTTAATTCAAGTGTAGGAGGTTCTAGTAATAGTTATCATTTAAAAGGCATTGCTGCTGATGTAAAGTTCGGTTTTTCCGTATGGGGAGTTGAAGCATTAAAAGATTTATTCTCAGGTATTGGATTTAACAACATGGGTATTTACCTTAACAGTCAAAATAAAATTCAATGGATCCATTGTGATATTGGTACTCCTTGGAGTTCTTGGAGCAAGCATAATGGAATGTCATATAAAATTTATCATGTATAGGAGGAAGTATGAAAGAATTAATTAAAAGATTAAGACACCCAGGTACATTAATAGGTTTAGTTGGTATGGTCGGGTTACTATTAACACAATTTGGCGTTAAAGTTGATTTAGAATGGTTAGACACTACTATTAAGATCATCTGTAGTATTATGACTGTTTTAGGATTAACTACAGACCCTACCACTCCTGGAGTTTACAACCCAACTAAAAAATGATATAATAAAGCAACCTCATATCTAGCACTTATACAACTAATTAAAAAAGATAACCTCTGTTTTAGGGGCTATCTTTTTTAGTGCAAGATATTTTGCATTTACAATATACATAATATAATGTTATACTATACATACACATTGGGTGTCACCCATGTATCTTATTACCTTCACTATATCTCATCGTAACGGATATATAAGGTAACATCAGGTTTTCTATTACATCAAATAAAAAGCCTTGTCCCTTTTCTAGAATGGGAATTGAAATAACCTCCAACTATTATGGTCTATAGTTGAGGGTTGTTTTTTTATCTAGAACAAACATATTTGATTACCTTCATACTGCAGTCTTTCAACGGCATTATTAAAATGTCTAACATCTTTTTCTATACCTATAAAGTCTCTACCTCTTGACTTGCAAGCAACACCAGTCGAACCGCTACCCATAGTCATATCAATAATAAGATCACCACGATTACTATATGTGTTAACTAACCATTCCATTAATTTAATAGGTTTTTGGTTAACATGGTAGTTAGAAAATTGAGTATCTTGAGAAAACTTTATAACGCTTCTTGGGTATCTTTCGGTAGATTCATAGACACAGTCTTTTGTATTATTGTTATAACATTCAGATTCTGTCGTTGCCTTCTTGTTTGATTTTTTCATTTCATGCCCATATGTTTTTTGAGGGTTATAAGTACATTGTTTTTTATAAAATACACTTATATTTTCATGCGCTCTTAAAACTTGTATTTTAGCATTTTGAAATCCTTTAGCACTAGGCTTTTCCCATATGATCTCATACTTATAATTCTCTATATTACTTAATCTTAAATAACTGCTAAATGGTTCAGCACCAAAAAGAATTATAGCAGAATCATCATAAGTAATTTTATTTATTTTATCCCATAATTCTTCAAATGGTATTATAATATCCCAAGGACTATTTGTTGTACCGTAAGGCAAATCACATATAACTGCATTTACTTTAATGCCTTCTTTTATTAATTGGTCCATAACTTCTAAACAATCCCCATTTATTAATCTTATGTTTTCCATGTGTACCTCCTTATAATAGTTATTCTTTAATAGTAGCGAAAAGGTGCTAGCTAAAAAAGGGTATTACCTATAACGACCAAGGATTTTGGATCCAACCCATAGTTTTTATCGTGTTATCTATTATTCACGACCAATTAAAAAAGCCTAACCGAAGGCTAGACTTGAAATATTATGTTAAATAATGTACAATATACATATAGCAATTGAAACACTTTTATTCGATTCTATCCAATCGTTTATCTGCTTTAGACCGTTGGTAGCGGTACTAAAGACTTGTATTCACTTGTTATAAACAGTGTATCATAAATCCGAATATATATCAAATATGTGTTCGGTAACTTTTAAACACTTCTTTTATAAGAGGTGTTTTTATTTGCAAAATAATATAAATAAGTGTTGACAAAGTTATAACTTAGTGATAACATGTTGTTAGGAGGTGAGGACATGAAGAAAGAAGAAAGGATCACATTTAAATGCACAAAGGAACAAAAAGCAATGATCGAGAGAGCAGCATCAATTGAAGGTTTAGCAACTGGTACATATTTAAGAAAGTTAGCATTAGACGATGCTAAAGCTAAAGGATTTAGTTTGAAATAGAAAGGATAAAGATATGAAAATCACTGATATTACATTAGAAGGTACACCAGAAATTAAAGTTTATTCAGATACACAGGTACAACTCGACCAAGTAACAATAACAGATACCAATGCATACGATTTTATGGTCGCTATGGCTAAAGCTTACTATCAACATGTATTAACTACAGAAGGTACAGAAGAGGCTTACAAGGCGATTATCGAAGCTGTAGGCGAAGGTATAGAAATTGATATCTTAGATGATGTTGAAACAAAAGTATTTAAACTCAGACAACAGGTCGCAGAATTAGAGAGTTATTTACAGGATTTATCAGAGGATAGTATATGTCAATATAGGAGGTAGACATGAATGCATGGGAAAAAGCTTTGTTTAGAATTTTTATAAATGAAAGAGAAGAATTGCAAAAGTATGAACAAATAAAGGGATTGGTTAAACAAATAATATTTGAAACCGAAAAAGAAAAAGATATAGAACACTACGATAATTATGTAAAACTTATGAATAGCATTAACAATGCGGGGCATGAAGAAAGAAGAAGTAATGATATATCATTTATAAGCAAATTAATGAGTGGTATTGATCTTAAATATGAAAATTAAAATAGTAGGTGCGACAGTAGGGTGCTTGATGGCAAGTGTAGAAAGTGCGAGGTTTAGAATGAAATATAATAATCAAGAATTCACAATGGAAGATTTAGAAAATTTTACAGAACAAGAGTTAAAGATTGGTTTAGAAATGTTACAAGAACAGATAGAGAATGGCGAAGATTGCAGACTGTAGGAGGTCAATGTGAATTTACAAGTAACAGAATTAAAGATCGGAAAAGTACAAGCGGCACAGATTGAATGGAACGGCGCGGAGATTAAAGCTTCATTAGATGTAGCATTAGAAGATTATAGAAACATGGTAGTAACCGAAGAAACTTTAAAGGGCGCTAAAAAGGTTATGGCTGAATTAAACAAGCAAAAGAAATTAATTGCAGACTTTAGAAAGTCAACAGTTAAAAAGCTTAATCCTGATATTAAACAATTTGATTCTGAAGGTAAAGAACTTGAAAAGATGATTGATGAAGCTAGAACGATTGTAGCTGACCAGGTAGAAACATTCATCATTAGACAACGAGAAGAAAAGAAAGAACTTGTTAAATGTGCTATCAATTCGGTGTTGGATGGAAACAAACTTGAAGGCATCGAGTTAAAAGAAAAGTATGCAGTAAGAATTGAATTAAAGGACCAATATCTCAATTCATCAATGACTATCAATAAAGTTACTGAAGATTTAAAGCTTCAATTTAACCAACTGCTTCAAGAGCAACAAATGGAACAACAGAAAATTGATACAATAAAAGTTATCGTTGATACATTTAACCACCAATTAACTTTTAAGTTTACACCTAATGAGTTTGATTACTTACTAGACCAAGATATAGCGACTATATCAAGAGTTGTTAATGAGAAGGTACAAGGCAGGCTAGAAGAACAAAAAGCCGAACTAGCTAGAATTAAAGCCAAACAAGAAGCAGAGGTTAAAAAAGCAAAAGAAGATGCTAGATTAAAAGCAGAAGCAGAAGCAAAGGCAGAAGCTGATAGAATCGAAAGAGAACATCAGGAAGAATTAAAAGCAAAAGAGATTGAAAAGCAACAAGCAATTCAAAAGGCAGAAGCAGAGAAACAAGCTGTGTTATTCGCCACTGAAGAAGCTTTAGAATCGGTTGATATAATTACACCAGTAGAAACTATCGAGGACGAAGGAAACGATTTGCCGGTGTTAGAACTTAATTTCTCTGTGTTAGAAACGCATGATAGAATTGAAACACTCAAAAGATATCTAGATCAATTTAATTACACTTATTGCATAGAAGGGGAATAGTAATGAATGTTTATAAACGATTATCAGACGTACAAAAGATATTAAAAGCACCTAAGAATCAATTTAACAATTTTGGTAAATACAAATATAGAAGTTGTGAGGACATACTAGAAGCTGCTAAACCTATTTGCATTGAAAACGGATTAGTATTAACCCTTACTGACAAGGTTGTAAATGTTGGTGATAGCAACTACATAGAAGCTACTGCAATGGTGATAGATATAGAAACATCACAAGCGCACGAGGTGTCAGCAAGTGCTAGAGAATCTGTTACTAAAAAGGGTATGGACGATTCGCAGATCACAGGAACGGCATCAAGTTATGCTAGGAAATATGCTTTAAATGGTCTATTCTGCATAGACGATACAAAAGATGCCGATACAGATATTCATACCAAACAAACACAATCGAGTAATACGCAATCTAACGAACCTACCGAAAGAAAAGTGTCAACAAAAGAATTGAAAGATCTGGCTAACCAAAAACATGTACCTTTAAGCCAAATCTTTGAAATGTACAAGAAAGATACAGGTAAAACTACAGATGATATTAAGTGGTTAAAAGCAGAATATAAGGTTAAATACTATGACATGTTAACTAATATGCCAGGCAAACAAAAGAAACAAACATCTAATTCAGATTGTTACGGTAGTAGTAATGTCGATATAGCAATGGAAGCTGGAATGATGGACAACGGATGGTAAGGAGTGATTACAATCGCATATCTAAGTAAACACGATCAAGTTAAAAGTTTTAAACCTCATAAAGAGAAAAAACATAAGAAACAAAGAGTTAAAACACCTATTCCAACAGGTGAAAAAGTATGCGTGGGTTGTGGTATGAAACGCAGCCTTAGCATACACCATTGCTACTACGGCAGAGGACTGAGAGATATATCCAGCAAATACGAATGTGTGGAATGGTTATGTTGGCATTGCCACCAATCGAGCGAGGGTATACACGGTACTCATTCGGACGGTAAGTTAGACAAAGAGTTGAAGAAGAAACACCAACTTCGACTTATGAATGATGGTATGTCAATGGATGAATTTATTGCTATTTTCGGGAGGTCGTATGTTGGAATGTAAAGGTTGTAGGAAATATAGAAAGAGGGTGGATAGATGCAAGACCTTTACGAACAAAGAAATGATTTGATTCAACTTCTTAATGATTGCATCGGGTACAAAAAAGACAATGGTAGAGCGTTAGCTGTTGCAGAGTACGAGTATAAAAAGGCTCGTACCTTGCTAATGACTAAAATGGTGCTTGATGGTTACGAATCTGAAGATGGCAAAACTAAACCTATAGCAGCAACCGCAGTTTATAATCTAGCACAAGGTGATCCTGAGGTAGCAAAGCTAAAATTAGAACGCGATTATAGACAAGCTGATGCAGAAGTAACGCAAGAAAAGATCTATTCTATAAGGCTACAACTCAAAATAATCGAGGAAGATTTAAAAAATATCAGAAAGGGTGTGTAATATGAAAAAATGCGGATATTGTTTAAAGCAAGGGGAACAATCAGGTTTTATAGCTGATGAGGACGGATTAGGAATCTTTGTAAATTGGAATGACAAAGGAGAATTTAATATTTTTTCTCCGGAACAATGCACCGATTTCGAAGTTGAATTAATTATAAATTACTGTCCTATGTGTGGTAGAAAACTAAACGAAAGGAGTTAACATGTTTAAACATATACACAGAGGCTGCAAACATAATATAAATGGACGTTGTGAAAATTACAATTATATAGAAGTTGATTGTATCAACTATAGATGTGATGAGTATGAGGTGAGAAGTGAAGAAAAAAAAATACATTTCAAGCAAAACGAAGGGTAACATTACAGAAAAAATAATCTCAGATTGGTTAACCGAACTTGGATTAAAACATATTCAAGAAGATACAATGAAAAACACACGCACCAGGTCTAAAGGTTCTGTTGACTTACAAGGTGATACATTTGCATTAGAAGTAAAGTATTTTACTGGTAGTTTAACTTATAGGTATGGTTCAAATAAATCTCACAAACTTCATTGGGATCAAGTGGAATATCTAAGTAGAACATATAATAATGGCAAGGTTTCAGGTTTGATAATCACAAGCGATAATGAAACGTTCTATTTTATCCATATAAGAGACTTTTTAATGCATTGGATAAAAACCAAGAGAAAATCAATAAATCTTGATATAGCCAGTAAAATAGGGGTTAGAATAACTAATAGCAAAGAGTTGTCGGAGGTTTTATGACACTAGATGAAATCAACAAATCTATTAAATATCACAACTCAGAGATGACCAAGCATCAAAAAGCATTAAACAGGTTACTTGTACTTCGTGAATTAGAGAGAGAAAAAGAAAATGGTCAATTGAGCATAGATGATATTAAGGAGTCTTAACAGGCTTCTTTTTTTTATTTCAAAATAATGCTTGACGTACGCTTTATAAAGTGGTATTATGTATTTAGAAGGACGTACACGAAAGGATTAGAAACATAGGAGGTGACATGAAAATATCAATAACACAGTTAAGAGCAAACATCTACAACATTGTAAACAGATTAAATCGAACAGGTGATGTAGAAATCACGCACAAAGGTAAGGTTGTAGCTAAATTGGTAAAGGTGGTGCAAGATGAAACTTAAACACCAGTTACAAGCTGCGGGAATGATTATATTAATTACAATTACAACTTCATTATTGATTACAGGTATTCACAACTGGATTGCATACGAAAGATTAAACCATGAGGTGGCTGTATTTAAACAAGAATCAGAAGCGGTTAACGTCATGCAACAATGGACTATATTAGTCAAATCATTAGAAAACAAGCTTCAAGACATAGAGTTATCAAAGCTGAGGATAGAAGCAAATACAAACAGAGATTCTATATCGGTTATTTCTAAGCGTGTTACACAAACTAACATCGACCTAGACAAAGTATCGCATGAAGAGTGTAAAACGCACATAGAGGAAATATGGGACGTATTAGAAAGGATAGGTAAATGACTAATTGGAAGAAAACAAACGGTAAACCAGTAGAAGAAACAGTAAACATGTCAATGCATAGATACAACGATTTAAAACGTGGTGATTCTATTAGAAAACAAATAGACAAGTTATCACCAGACAGACAAAAGATTGTATTAAGCATATTAGAAACATTGTTAGGGATGCAGGGGGAAGATGATGAAATCAGAGTTTAATTACACACCATCACACAACCCGCCTTGCTACAAGGGAACACTATGTAAGCACCATAGAGAAACCAATGGCAAGTGCAGGAGTGAATGTGACGATTATAAAGAATTTCAACAACTTAAAAACAACTATTATAATAGCATGAAAAGCGTGTATGTTCAAAACAGTTACAAGCAAGAAAGCGCTTTAAGAATGCATAGGAGGTATGGATAAATGACATTACAACAACTTAGAAGAAGAACAGCGCTCACTAAACTCATCGACAAACTTGAACGCTGCGCAGAATTTACAGAGCAAGTAGATTTAAGAGAAGAGAGTCCGGGTGGTAAATATCATTTATTTAAAGATGATATAGAAATTATTGCATTTAACAACTTAAAAGAATTATCGGAACATTTTAGCGTACACACTTCAACAGCGTCAATGTACTATAACAACCCTTCACAAGAATTTATTGATAAAGGTTTTAGAATAGAAAAATGGTAGTAATACAACTATAGATAAAGGAGTAGATAACATGAGAGGATTAATCAAATTTACAGACGGTTCATGTGTCGGAAAAAAGAAAGAATATATTACTAAAGATAAATTTATCGAAACTATAAAGCATGAGCTGTTATTGGAAGACGAAGTTTCTATTCATAACATAATAGAAACAGGATATGTAAGATTCTACCCTAGAGGAACAGAAGAGTCGTCGGGAGAATTTGGAGGGGGTGAGCCTGTATATCAGTTTGTAGACGAAAAAGGAAGAGGGGTAATAGAAGTATTTGTATATAATTCAAATTGGTTGTTAGAGGAGAACTTATAGACGCGGTATGGCAAGCGGTTAAGGAGGTACTATGAAAATATTAGCTATACAATACCCTAATGGAGCAAGAACCATTATAACAAACGTAGGTTTAGGTATAACAGCAGATAAAATTGACGGTATACCAATGGTAGGCAAATCATTAATAGAGGTTAACGGTAGATATAAAGTTGTTGGTGGTATGGAATCATGTGAGGTATGAGGTGCTAAATAATTATAGAGGGCGTGTCCCTCTTTTTATTTTTTTAAAAAAAGTAATAAATATAGTTGACATGATATGATATGATATGTTAAGATGTATCTAGGAGGTGAACAAATGTTAAACAAGAAGCAAATAGCAGAGCATTACGCTGTAAGCGTTCCTACCATTGATAGGCTAATGAAAGAAGGATTGCCGTATGTTAAAGTAGGTAAAAATGTGAGATTTGATCTGGACGAAGTTAAAGAATGGTTAAAGAACAAGAGGGAGAAGTAAATGGCAGAAAGAAGAATGTTTTCTAAGACTATAATAGACAGTGACGAATTTTTAGATATGCCACTATCTACACAATCATTATATTTTCATTTAGCTATGAGGGCAGACGATGAAGGGTTCGTAAATAACCCTAAGAAAATATGTCGTATGATCGGTAGTGGTCAGGATGAACTTAAATTATTGATTGGCAAAAGATTTTTACTAACCTTTGAATCAGGTGTAGTAGTTATAAAACATTGGCTAATTCACAATATGATTAGAAAGGATAGAAAGAAAGAAACGTTATACCATGATGAAAAAGCGCAAATATCATTAAAAGAAAATGGAGTTTATACAGAATCAATCGAAACCCTTGCAATACCTACGGTAGCAGAACGACAACCAATTGACAACCAATTGTCCGCACAGGTTAGGTTAGGTAAGGATAGGTTAGGTAAGGTTAGGATAGATAAGGTTAAGGATAAAAAACCTACTCAAAAACAAGTTTTTTCAGACATAATATTAAATTATACACAGTCACCTAATCTTATAGAAGCTATAGAGTCATTTGTTGATATGAGAAAATCAATAAAAGCAAAATTAACTGAACATGCTTTAAAACTTATGTTAACTAAACTTGATAAGATGGCGACTAATGAAGATGATAAAATCGAAATACTTAACCAGTCTACTATGAACAGTTGGAAAGGTATATTCGATGCGAAAGATCGTAAATCTAGTACCGGCGTTAACCAAGTAGATACATCAGCAATGAAAGCTTTTATGGCTATGGAGGATTAAATGACTAAACAAACATTAATGAAATCGATGTACCTAATAGCAAAATCTTTCGAAAAATTCCAAGCGCACAAAGATGAAGAACTAATGTTAATGTGGTGGGATGTTTTCAAAGGTGAAGATGAAATGGTCTTTCAAACGGCTGTTAAAAGATTGATAACTACTTTTCAATACCAAGTGCCAACGATAGCTAATCTTAATCATATACTATCAGAACTGAAAAATGTAAAAAAAATAGAACCAGGCGATGTATATGACGAGATAAACAAGGCTATTAGATATTATGGATTTTACAGACTTGAAGAAGGGTTTAATAGTTTATCACCGATTGCACAAAGTACTGTTAATGCTATAGGTGGATTTAGAAATGTTTGTTTATCAGATAATATAATGGCAGATAGAGCACACGCTTTAAAAATAGCAAAAAATTATATTGAACGTGAAGCAAAAGAGAATCTATTAACCAACAGCATGAAGAGAGAACAATTAGAAGTTAAGGAACGAATGAAACAATTAACTGATGGTATAGGACAATAGGAGGAAATTATGAAATTTAAATTAACAGATAATAAAATGCAACATTATAATAGGACTTTATATCAAATTGAAGCGTTAAAAGACTTCAAAGACGTAAGAAAAGGTGACCTAGGTGGATGGATTGAAAATGAAAATAACTTGAGTCAAGATGGTAATGCTTGGGTGTATGATAATGCTAAAGTATTCGATAATGCTAGAGTATCTGGTAATGCTTGTGTATATGATAATGCTTGGATATGGGATAATGCTTGTGTATATGATAATGCTAGGGTATATGGTGATGCTAAAGTATGTTGAAATATTGTTGAAATATTGCTGAAATAGGGAATATATGAAGGAGGAATTATGAAAAAAATAGGTAATGTAGTTATAGAGTTATTTAGTGTTATGGTGGGATGCTTAATCCCTGTGATATATCTAGTATTAGCGGGATGGTCTTCAGACTATATCCTAGGATGGCTTGGCAAAGATATTCCAACTTTTTGCGACGTGTTTATTGGGATATTTGCGGGGAGTGTTACAATCCCAATTGCGGTCATTGGATGGATCTTAAAGTTATTCGGAGTATTTTAATAAGATAAAACAACGAATTTATCGTGAAAGGAGTAACACATGAAAAAATACATACTTTTATTACAGATCTATACTTGGTTAATATACTTGACTGGTGCCGTGGGTACAACCATTTTATTACAGGTTGCATTGTTAATATGCATAATTATTGAAAAAAGGGAGAAATCAAATGAAAAACACACTAAATAAATTAAAAATAGCCAATTTCTTTGGCGGAGATGCCCAAATACGGAAAGCTGACGAAGAACTAGACGAAATATGTGATGCTTTTGGAATATACTCAAAGAATCCAACAACAGAAAATTTAACAAACCTAATAAACGAAGCAAATGACCTTTTAAACGTATTAGAGGGGTTAGCTATGCAAAAGGGTGTCAGTATAGAAGAAATGCAAGCAGAGAAAGAATATAAGGTATATCGGACTATGTCCATCATAAACAAGATACCTAGAGATGCAAAAGATAAAGTAACAGAGTATGAACGACTAAGGAAGGAGGTAATATGAAATACTCTAGCACAATAAGAAAACCAGGTAAGGTCAAAGCATCATCAAACGGCTTCAATGTTATTATATGTGATGGTGTTAAGTATGTTAAACAGATTGGCAGGTGGGTTAAAACCTAGTAATTGCAAGGGTTATAAGTTGCAGAATGTATAAAAATATGGTATAATAGATTAAGAGGTGATGATATGAAAATAACAGAGATAGATTTAACTAATTATAACAAGGGTTCAAAATATAAAAGTCAGGGACGCGTGTGGGAAGTGAATGAAGGCCATTTGATAGATCAAGATGGCAAAAGTTTAACAGATGCATATCATATTTGTGGGATATGTGCAATGAATTTTGAAGAAGTTATAGAACCTGTAGACTACTTAACAGCATACAAGGATTGCTTAGAGAATGGGACTGAGTACATAGGTGTCGATGAACCCCCTTATTATTTTAGATTGCAGTCTATGGAAAGGCTAGTAAATTTATGCGGATCGACTGACTATTCTGTATCTATAAGAGATAGGAACGGTGGGAATGTTATTCTAAATTGTATGTGGGTAAAGAAAGAGAAAGAGAATCATGTGTGAAAAACGGACACAAACATGACTTATAGCAACTGGGAAAGACTCTGGAAGAAGTATAAATAGGTTCAGCAATGAAAAGTATAGAGTATGTATAGGGTATGTAGAAGTAGAAGGTGTGAATGTTAAAGAGGATTAAACCCCTCTTTTTTACAATGTATAGGTTATTTGATATAATAAAGTAGAGGAGGTGAGCTAATGGCAGACAAAACCAAACTAAATAAACAAGAAGAAGAGTTTGCAAAAAACTTATTCCTTGGAGATTGTCAAATAGATTCATATAGAAAAGCTTTTAAACAGTCTAAAAACTGGAAAGACAATACA